TGGGGAACAGCTTCGTCCTTAAGGTGTGCAGTGAAAACTGGGTAGGCTCGCTTGCCCTCTGCGTACAGACTTTTAATTTCTGCAACGCGGGCACGAATCTCTTCAGAGAACTGAACGCCCTCTGGGTAGTCTTCAGTGACATACGGTTCCAAGTGACGCTTCTTCGGTCCATGCCATGGGTGACCCATGGAGGTACCTCGATTGATACCATCAATGAACTTCACACCTGGCAAACCATTCACAGCTGCCTCATCGCTCAGGTACACCAACTCTCCCTTCCAGGAGTCACCGTGCTCCTGCTGCAAGCCGTCGAGAACATCTCGAGTGTACGCCTCCACACAATGATCCAACAACGTTTGGTCAATGTTTGTATCTGGCTTCACCATCTCAACGATGTTCTTGTAGACTGGCTCCCAACCCGTCATCACGGGTGCACCGTGCTCAACCTCACCACCGAAGTGCTCCAGCATTTCCTGCTGAAGTGGGGTTGCACACACACGGGAACGAGGCTTTGGTCGGGCTCCAGGCAAGGAGCCGTAGACACGCGCTGTGCCCTCTGGAATGTACCGCAGCACACTCTTGTGATGGATGGGCTCAAGAGCGACACCATTCAGTGATAGAAGCGGAGCCGCTCCAGCTGAGACCTGAGACACTTCGTCCTCCATTACAGCCAAAAGCTGAGTACGAGTGACGTGGGGGAAACCTGCAGTGCGCTGGTGACCAAGAGTATGGATACCCATAATAACGGGACCCATAGGCGTCATAGCCACACCAATCGCGCCACAATCTCCGTCGCGAGTCTCTTCATAGCCCATGCCAAGGTACACATCCATCGAAACATCAAGGGATTCAACGGGGAACTGCACCTGGAGTTGAACATTGAACAACTCTCGGTACTCCACACACCCAGACGGTCGTCTTGCAATAGACACCATCTTCGTGAATGGGATGTGAACATCGTTCCAAAACTTCGTGATATCCTTGCGTGGCGGCACGTTGACACACTTGAGCACAGCAATGTCACACTCTGGGATCGTGCGAACCTCAGACAGAGCGAAGAAAATCTCCACATTAGAAGACACCCCACTCACAGCCTGCGAATCACAGATCCTAAGCTTGAATCGGTTCCCGCGCTTCAGGGCGTGCTTGTTAAAGCACAAATACTGCCCTTTCAGGAAGATTCCACCCAAGCGCATAGCATGGGGGACATCCAACGCATGGAACTCGAGACTGACACAGTTGGCAGCAAAGAAATCCCGAATGCCTGCAG